GGCGACATTTTCCAATCCCTCCGCCATTATTACGTCATTTACGTCTTTATACCCAGACGGAACCTCCGCGTCCCACACCCGAACTTTACCGCGCAACAACTCCACCGCCTGCTTCCGCCACCGCTCGCCCGCCTTGTCATTATCTGCTACGATTATAACCGATTCGATCGGGCTCATGGCGATAACTTCCGCCTTTTCACGGTTGAACGAAGCCCCGCCGATCGCCAGCGCCGGCACGTCCGCCGTGGCAAACGTAAGCGCGTCAATCGGCGCCTCAACTAGCGCAACCTCACGCCATTGCTCGCGATAGGCCACGTTAATGCCGTAAACCAGCCCACGAATAGGTATACCGTCGCGATGGTACCAAAACGCCTTGCCGCTCGTTGACCGGTACATTATGTTCGCTAGACGCCCGTTCGGCAGCCGCCACGGCAGGGCAACGGCGTTATCGCTTTCGTGTACGTCGTATTTATATTGCGCTTCGGCCGAAATTCCGCGCTCAAATAGGTACAACGATGGTCCGAGTTCCGCTTTATCCAGCACCGACTCAGGCAACGGCGAAGGCTTGGCGGGCGGTTCGCGCAGTCTGGTCGGGTTGAATACCGGATTACCTTCGTCGTCAGTCGGCGTGCCCCCGTCGTATTGGTCGCGAAGATAGTCCGCAGTGACTGATTCGCTTTCACCACGCAACCGTGCGAGCAAGCTGACGAAGCCGCCGCGCTCGCCCGTTCCGCTGTCGCCCCAGTTGCCGGCGCGTGCGGTCGCGGTGTCGCGAAGGTAGCAATAAAACGATGGTGTTATGTCATTTCTGAACGGTGATTGCGCAATTAACTTGTCGGCCGTCCATGTTGCGCGGTGCCAGTCGAAGGCGCGTAGCTCCGATTCGATGTCGACGTCGATCGGATGGTCGTCGATGTATATTTGCGGCATAGTTGCGACCTCCTTTCGTCACATTTAAAAAGGCAATTCGCTGCCGTCCGGAAACTCCCGCAACACTCCGACATCAAGCAACGCAATCAACGACAACTCGAACCCCTCGCCGCCATTGCGCCCTTTGTCGACGCCGAGCAGCGCTTCCCCGTCGCCGTTGTTATCGAACGCGAAAAGTATCGACGCTACTTCGAGCAGTCGTTTCGACGTCTTTACCTGGTCGCGCGTCGGTAGCTTTAGTTCGCGCACTTCCTCACCGTCATCCTTGCGCTGCTTTTCTACCTGCGCCTGTACCGCGTATAGCCCGACGACATCGTGCTCGCCGACGATCCATTCGAACCTTGCCGCCGCCTGCTCGGCCGCCCCGCCTTTCGTCCGATTGGCGTTCTGACCGTACACGTCCGACAGTCCGTAAAACGGGTCAAGCACAACGGCATCAATCGACGGCTCTTGCGACAGCTCGCGATCTAAGTCGTTGAGCGAACGAGTAAGGTCGGCGTCCCCCTTCGCTTGTAAATATAGGCGACCTGGGTAGTATTCGGTGAGGTTGTCGAGGAGTTCCGTAAATACCGTTTCTTCATCGACGTCTAGCCGCCCGCTCAACAGCTTATTGTTCGCGAGCCCTACCGATTGACCGTCGTTGTCGAACGCTTCCTCACGCGCCGATATGACGGACAATAACCGCGACAACCACGTGTACGCCTTTAATTCGTACGACTTAACGAGCACGTTCGCACCCTGCCGCAACAACTCGTCAACAATGGCGATTAACAAATACGACTTGCCGCGCCCGCTTTCGGCCAGCACACCGTACACGTCCGACGAATACAATCCGCCGATTTCGCGATTAAGTGTCGGAAATGGAGTCGGCCATAGCCTGTGCGACTTGCCGGCTTTGCGTTCGAGATATTCGTCGTAGAAATCGGTTTTTAAGTCGTCGAGCGTTCGGCCAATTGAAACATTTGTTCGTGTTCCTATCGTAATATTTTGTAACGTCTCTGTCAAGTACTTTTCGAAATTTTTACGATCCCCGTCTTCGAACGCCTTTTGCAAGCGCGGATCGTCGAATAGGCGTTGCGCCTGTCGGAAAAAAGCGGCGTCCTTTACCTTTTGCGCGAGATAGTCGAAGGTCATTTCGTTAGGCAAGTAGAAACCTTCGCCAATTTCGGCGTCGAGCCACGCTCCGTCAGGCGCTTTGCCGCCGTTGGCTTTCGCGTAGTCGACGATGTAACGGTAGGCTTTACGTTCGGCTTCGGTGGCGAAGTGGTCAGCGCGAAGGTCGTAACGTTTGAGCGCGGCGACGTCTTGTTCGTCGCAGATTTTCGAAAGTAGCGCTTGGGCTTCGATGGTTAGTCACCCTCTTTCATATTGTCCTCTATTCGTCCTGTGCCGTGGCAAAACGGACACTCTCTGATATGAGGGATGGCGTCGAAATAGTATTTTTCTCCACCGCCTCCACACTCCGGACACTCCCGCTCGGTTTTCATTCGGATTCCTCCGTTTTGTTAAACTAAATCGGTCTATTGCTGATCAATTCTCCGATCCCGCATCTTTCGGATTCACCCCGCCAATATCGCCGCCCGCTTCGTATACCAATTGCCTCGTACGAACCTCCCGCAAAACCTCCGCAACACGCTTGAGGTCGCCAAGTTCTTTCGCGGCATGCAACTCGATCAGCTTTTCGTCCATCCACGCGCGGTAATCGCGCTTTCGCTTCACATACGCTTCCTCCCGCCTCTGCCGAGCCGATTTCTCCGGCGGTTTCATTTTCGTCATTTTGCCGCCACCTTCCTTCGGTTTGATTGTCGCCACGCCACCGCCACTACCAGCGTCCATGCCGAGGTTCGCGAGAAATTCGTCGGCAAACTCGGCACGGCATACAAGTCGAAGTCCTTCGTCATCTTGATATACTTCCGCGAAATCTTCGTAGGTGCCGTCACCATACACGCGGGTCAACGAATACATGATGTCTTCGAAGTGTTCGTGCGGGCTGCGACCAGCTTCGAAAATCCAGCCCTCGACGTGAAACAGCTCGCCGTCCCAACGCACGATGTCGTTTACTTCGTAAAGTCGCTTTTTGCCGAGTTCAGCGAACGCTTTTTCGACCCTATCGTCGTTCCCCTTCGTCAAGTATTCGCCCTCCTATCGCCAATAGTAATACGGCTATGATCGTCCATTCGTGCGGGGTCACGTTAGAACTCCTTGTTGCACCCATTCCCAAAATTGTTCCTCCGTATTTCCTCCCCACCCGTACTTAGAGTGGAATTTATTATGGCAGTCTTCACATAAAGTTATTCCGTTATCATCATCGGTTCTTTTATTTTTACACCAGTCATAACCATCTAGGTGATGAGCTACTAGATTCCCTCCGGCACAATCTCCACAAATTTGGCAGGTATAATCATCGCGTTTAAACACACGCCTACGCCATTCATAATACTCAGGGTATTCTCGTTTTACCTCACGCTCTTTTTCGGGTTTTTCTTTGTTCCACATAGGATGATTTTTGCCTTTATAATGTTCTTTGGCGCATAAAGGGCATCCATGACCATCCCTCGCGCTCGCATACGTCTTATACAATGTCTTTTCGGGATGAAGAGGGCACCTATACAACATCTTCTTGTCCTTTCCGCCTACTTCACTATCTAGTAATTCTAAACCGACTTCTTCGAATGCCTTTCTCACTACATCAATTGTGAGTTTTACTTTCCCTGCGCAACGCGGGCAACCTTGACCTTTATTGAAATTACTATAAGTAATTGATTGGATTTCATTAGGATGGTCAGGACAGATATACCTCATTTTTGTTTTATTATTTACATACTCATTTTCCAGTAGTTTATAGCCACGGTACTCAAAATCTGCTTTTACCTCGGCGAATGTTTTTCTTCCTACACCACCGCAAAAAGGACACCCATTACCGCTGTTTAGTTCGCGCAAAGTGATGTATAGTTCCTTATCGGGGTGTTTTCGACATCTGTATCTAAGTTTGTCTGATGCTAATCTATAGCTATACTCTAGCAATTCATAACCGCGCTCGTTAAAAATTCTTTTCGCGTCTTCGAGTGTGTATGCTCTTCTCTTTTTTGATATACTTTCGTATCCGCAATATCTACACCCAGCGCCGTTTCTTAGATCGTTATAACATATCCTTGTGTCTTTGTTTGGGTGTTTTGGACACCTAAACCGCATTTTTGTTGCGGAATTTTTATATACCTTTTCCAGCAACTCGTATCCCCTATCCTCGAACGCCCTCTTAACATGATCGTAGCTTAACCTTTTTGCCAACTAAATCCTCCCCGTTATTTTCTAAGCCCTCTTTTTGAAGAACCTTGCATTTCGATAACCACGCATTGGTCACGCGCCCTGTCGTACAATCGCTCATCAAACGTATCAGCCAACGCCTCAATCGGCTCATTCGAAGTAAATACTGTCGGTAGACGATTGGCGCAACGATAGTTAATGACGCTGTGCAAGTCGCCTCTAAACGCCTCACTCGCCTGCCTAACGCCAATATCGTCCATCGCAACGAAAGGCGCCCGTTGTGCCGCGTCCAGCCATCGGTAGTACGTCGCCGCCGCAGGTTCGGCAATTGCGTCGGGAACTCGCGACCGGTTGAAGCGGTTAAATAGCGTTTGCCACTCGTTAACGTCGAGAAAAAACGCTGGCCGTTGTGGCGCCTGCACGCCCGCTTTTACCGCGCCGACGTAACTCGCGCGAATGTACTCGTTAACCAGCGCGCAGGCTGTCGTCGTCTTTCCGTTGCCTTTCGTCGGCGACCACAAGTACATCGATTTAATCGTGTTGGCTTCGTCGGTGTTTAGTCGCGAAAAGGTAGCCACATAATCGTCAAGCAATCGGTATGCCTTCGCCTGCCCTTCGCGTGCGGGTGAGTTAGCCAGCGTTACGTGTCGGTAGTCCGTCGGTAGCCCAGCCGCGCCGACCCTGCCGCCGTTGCCCGACGAGCCGTATAACGCGACAGCTACGGAAAGCATGCGCCGGTCGGTCGGCTCGACGCCTAGTTCGTCGGATATTTCCGCGAGCAAGGCGTGTTCGTGTGTTGGCGTGAACATTGCGTCACTCCAATCCCGCGATAAAATCTATTATTTTGCGTTTATTTTCGAGCCAATCGTCGTCATAGCCGCCACCATATAATCCGAAATGCTCCGATTGTAGGTATTCCAGCGTTGTTTCTTCTGGTTCGAATTGTTCCTCGAAACCGTAACATGAGCAATGAGAGCCGTGATTTTCATATAGCTCGCCAGTTTCACGGTTACGAAGCAGAAAAAACGAAGAACTATCGCAACCGTAGTCCCCAACCGACTCATAGGCGATTAAAATGTCGTATTTATCGACTTCTTCGGCAGGTGCTTCATAATCGACCAATAAATGATTCTTCACATCGGCCTCTGTGTCACCGTCAAAATCCCCTAAAAACAAATGATCGTCCATTATACCGCCTCCTCAAAGTAATTTCCGCAATTCCTCTACGTCCAGTTCTTGCGAACCATTCGCCTGCGCCTGCTCGCCTCGTCGCCTTTCCCTCACCACCGCCTTCTCCGCCCGCTGCAATCCGTGATCGCGATACGTATAAATGAAGCCCCACGTCATGCACGGATATTGCGCGGTCGACCGGTACTCGTCGAAACACTCGTCGATGAACCGACGCACAACGACCGAGCCGTACTTGTCGATGGCCTGTTTCAACGTTCCCTGCTCGAAACCCCAGCGCTGGCTTTTCGTTCCGCGACCTGATGGCGCATAGGTGACGCCGAACCTTCGCTTATTTTCGTCGGTGAGGTACGCGATGAAGTCGCGAACGTTCCACGATTCAACAGGCTTTTCGGTATAGCGTTTAGTCATCGCTATAACCTCCGTCCATTTCCGCTAATTTCCGGTCTTGTTCGTAATCTAGTTCGCGCATAAATTCTTCTCGCAACCGCTCGACATCCGCCCATGCCCGTTCCTTCGCACGCCAGTTTTCCGCTTCTGCCGACCGCAACATTTCGTTTTCCGCCCAGGCTTCCCGCAACGCCGCGCAAAGGTCGGCGAGGTCGGTCGGTGCGTTGGCTAGTAGGTTGGCGTCTGTTTCCGACAGGTTTTCCGCGATAATACCCCATTCGGACTCGACGCCTTTAGCACCGCAATCATCTACGCACATCTTCCACGGCCCGGGCGTTGCCGCCGCCAATCGCGCTTCGATTGACCTCAACCTTGTTTCGGTTACTTCCGTTTCCGCTAGGCGTTGTTCGTCAACTTCGCTCATTCTCCGTCCCCTCCTTCGCCCAACACGCCCACCAACTCCGGATATTCGTCGGCGAGGATTTCGATGGTTTTCTTGATTGCGTGCGCTGCTAGTTCGTTGCTTCTTTTCGTGTGTCCGCGATACCGTTCGTAATACTCCCGCAACCTTTCCGCCG